CTCGTCTTCCCGGGCGGTGGCTATATGGTCGCGGTGACCTTCAGCCGCGTGGTCGACCACCCCGAGCTCATGCGCATCAGCTCGACCAACTGGCGCTGCGAGGATGAACCGAACGGTATCTTCAAGGTCGAGGACGCTCGCCGGTTCTGGACTCAACTCAAGCGCGCTGGGTTCGAGGTGCAGCAATGAATTACAAGCGCTACATCTACGGGCGAGGCCACTGGACGGGCATGCTCAACCCTAACGGCTGGGCATCCTTTTATCACGAAGCTGATCGCACCGTGTATAACGTCAGCATGGCCGCCGTCGCCGCCTCACAAGAAGCGGCCGAGGACTACGTGAGACGCAAGACCGAGTCGCTCGCTCGCGGAGAGCCCTCCAACAAGTACCTGGAGATCAAGCAGGTTTAGGTTGAGGACGGCTTAGGATATACTTCACTCCTACGGAGGGGACTATGCAGAACATCGAGGAACGCATTCGCAAGCTGCTGGCGCTCGCCGGCAACAACCCGAACCCGGCCGAGGCTGCCGCTGCTGCGGCGAAGGCCGCTGAGCTCGCCTTAGAGTACGGACTCGAGCTCGACAAGATCGCCGCCTCGAAGGGCGACAAGCTGCCCATCGGCTACAAGCCCATCCACGAGCCCGTAGCCGAGCGCTTCGACTGGCTCAACATGGTCGGGAAGGCCATCGCCGAGGCCAACGGATGCCGCTTCGTCTGGTTCAAGGTGCATGACGGCTGGGTCGGCTGCGCTATCGGCCGCGAGCAGGGTGTCGACGCCGCACGCATCATGATGGCGTACCTGCTCGAGTCCCTCAAGCGCACGCAGCGCACCTACATCGCTTCGCTCAGGCTGCCGACGCCTGCTGCTCGGGCTGATCGCCGCTACGCCTACCGCATCGGCTACGTGATGGAGGTGAGCAAGCGGGTCGAGGCCTGGGCCGACAGCCTCAAGAACACCAAGGGCGCTCTCGTCGTCTACCAGGTCGGGCAGCTGGCTGAGATCGACCAGTACATGAGCGAGAAGATGCAGATCGGCGAGAGCAAGGCCAAGGGGGGCAGGCTGGTCGACGGCGACGCCTACCGCGCCGGCCAGCGCGACGGAAGCGAGGTCTCGGTCAATCGCCAGATGGAGGCGACTAAGGAGGCTGAGCAGCGGAGGATCGCATGATCTTCATCAGCAGCAAGAAGGTTGAGTTCGACGCCAAGCGCTACTTGCTGAAGGCGTACGAGGCCGGACGAGCGTCAACTCGGGCAGTCGCCGACGACCCGACGCTCTCGACGCAAGAGAAGCTCATGCGCATCTCCGAGAACAACCCAGACCTGCGCGCCATCGTGACGAGCAAGCTGCCCGAGCACAAGAAGATCAAGCTCATCAAGGAGCTGCTGCGTAAGACCAAGCGAGAGCGCAAGGAGAAGCAAGGCGACTACGCCTCGCTGCTCGAGCGCGGTGCGGAGATCGAGACCAAGATGAAGGGGCTCAACGCCGCCTTCGACACGTTGTCTCGACCGTTCCGTGTCGAGCATCCACAGTCGTCGAGACTGCACGAGCTGTTCGACCGCAAGCTGCTCTTCATCGTCGACGAGGTGAGCGACGACAAAGAGGGCATCCGCGATTTCCTCGTTCAGATGAAGGAAGGCGACCCTCAGCCGCTTGTAGTTCAGCACGACTGGGCTCAGGCGTTCTCCGGCGCGCACGACTACGAGGGAGCTGAGTTCCGGCTGCCCTACCCGATGACCGCCTTCGAGTTCCAGACGCACGGAGACCGCTTCATCGTCGTCGCCCGCGAGGATGCCGCTCATCGTCCTGTGGGCATGATCTTCTACCGCTATGACGACACCTGGATGAACATCACTTCGGTGGTGGAGCTCGATCGGCCGGTCACGGCAAGCGCTGAGCTGACGAAGGCAGCCGAGGCGTTGAACGCCCTGCTTCTGCAAGTCAAGGCGGTCTGCGTGGCGCTCGACGCCGAAGTAGTAGAAACGGAGGTCGTACGCGCTTCGCCAGCGCTGAATAGAGCGCGCCAGAAGCGGGGGAAGGTCCCCCTGCCGGATTTCCGCGTGGTCGATCTCTCCAAGCGCTACCGCACGGCTGGCGCACGCATGACCCCAGCCGAAGCGTCTGGTGTCCGCAAGCGGCTGCACTTCCGGCGTGGCCACTGGCGTCACTACGCGACGCATCGCACGTGGATCAAGTGGATGCTCGTCGGCAATCCGGACCTCGGCTTCATTGACAAGGAGTACCGAGCGTGACAAGAACATTGAGCACCGGTAGCCAGCCGATTTAGGTTATATTGCTTGGTAGGGAGGGCACGATGGCTGACACACTCGCCGACCTGATCGAGCGGCTGGAGAGGGCGACGGAAGGGTCGCTTGATCTCGACGCCGCCTGCCTCCGCTCCCGCGCCTCCGTCGATGGAGGCCAGCGGTGAGCGGTGAGCATACGCCTGGGCCTTGGCACCTCTGTCATCACTTAAAGAGCGCCGAGAAAGATAAGTCATGCTCATGCGGCTATCGCGGCGGCATCTGGGGCAGCGATGAGGGGCATATCGTCTGCGAAATAGGCAGCTACGCGGTGCCGGGCGAGGAAGCCTTGTCGCCGCCACGCTACGACCGGCCGACAGAGCTGGCCAACGCCCGCCTGATAGCCGCCGCGCCCGATCTGTACGAGGCGCACGACGCAATCGACGGCCACTGCGCGATGCTGCTCAAGGCAATCGCAGCCGGCGACCCTGCGGCCGAATTGCGCCTTCGCGTGAAGGATATCCAGACGCTTTCCCGCGCCGCGCTGTCGAAGGCCGCAACGCCATGAGCGAATACCAACCGATCTACCTATGCACGCCGTGCCTGAAGACGTGGAAGCTTGCCCCACGCTGGTACGTGTCGATGGGCACTTGTGATCGATGCGGCAAGAAGACGCCCGTTACCAGTGTTGGGGCAGATCAGTTGCGCCCATTCAAGATCACGCGCGCGAGGCCAACGCCATGCTCGCGGCCCGCGGGAGGGCAGCATGACGGATCGGTTTGACGAGATGGCGCGGAAACTATGGTTTGCTGGCGATGTTGACGATGAAGACATAGCCACTGCCCTGCGCGCCCAGCACCGGGCCGGCCAGGAAGCGATGCGGGAGCGGGCGGCAAAAATTGGTGACGAAGAAGGCGCTGAATGGGACAGCGACAACTTGCAGACGTTCAAGAACTACGCAGCGCATACCGCGACGCGCATCCGCGCCCTCCCAATCGAGGACACGCCATGACGGACACGCAGCGGGTGACGGACGACAAGATCATTGATCGTGTCCTTCTGAAGCTGGCCGGCACGCCGATGGGCATGTCGCTAGAGGAATGGGGGGCGTTGTCGAACGATCTGACGGAAGTCGCTATATCGACGAGAGAGAAGGACGCCACCATCGCCGAGCTGCGCGCCGAGGTCGAGCGGCTGACGAGCGAAGTCGGGCGGCTGAAGGAAGCTAACGAGCATTGGCATATCCGCGTTCAACATTTGAAGCAATACGAGCCGAAGAAATGCGCTGCCACTATGGGGTTCGACCCGCCGCAGGACTGCGACGCCCCATTCTGTGGATGCGACCCGGCATGGACCAAAACAATTGAGATGCTGCAGGAATGCGGCTGGGTGGACAGCAAGACGCATCGAGGAGAGCCCACGCCATGACGGACCAGACCGACCGCCAGCGGGCCGAGGCGAAGGCGCGGGGGCTGACGAATGATTTTGGATTCGCTCACGACAAGCGATACCAGTTGGTAGTCAACACGCTCACCGAACTTATTCTCTCCGCCCGCCGCGAGGGCCGAATAGCCGGCCGCGAGGAGGCGGCGAAGAAAGCCGAAGCCTGTTACGCGACGCACGCTGAGTTTGCTCAAGCTCAGTACATCGCCGCCGCCATCCGCGCGCTCCCTGCACCGGAGGACGAGTAGCCATGACCCCCACACCCGAGGCGATCGAGGCGGCGCTGGATGGCAACCGTCCTCTGCCATTCGACAGAGACACAGCTGGTCGTTTAGTTCGAGAGGCGTGGATACGCTGGGCCGAAACGCAACCGAACCCCAAACCATCTTGGTTGGTTCCCTACGACGAATTAGCCGAGGCGGACAAGGAAGCTGACCGTCAGATTGGGGAAGCAATTGCACGTTGGACGTTGATCCACGATGCCGCCGCCCTCGCCGCAGCCGACGCGGCGATGGAAGCGGCTGGCTGGGTAAGGGTGCCGGTGGAGCCGACTGAGGCGATGCTTGCGAACACGGTAGACGAGAAAGGCACTATCCGCGTGCTTGATTTCACGACGCCAGAAGAACGCGGCAAGGCGTTTCTGATGCCACGCTACGTCTACCGCGCCATGATCGCCGCGCGCCCCACGGAGGAGGAGAAGGAAGGATGAGGGACTGGCTCTGTCACAGAATCAATATGTGTGCGCTACGGTTGCTTGGCGTGCCAACGCGACGGATGCGCGTGACGCAAATTCGGCCATGCGCTGGTGGGGGCTTGATCGTGCTGTTGGACCCGCAGCCATGACCGCCACTGTGTTCCTGCTGCCGGCCGCGTGGGGTGGCCCGACCTCGAGGCGTCGGCCCTGGCGCAGAGGAGTGAGGGAATGACAATGCAAGGTTGGTATTTCGCGGCACAGGACCGGCGACTCCGGTACGACGACGGCCGGCTGGTCGAGAAGGGCGTGACGCACGAGGTCGATTGCAAACCCGTGCTGTGTAAAGCCGGGTTGCACGCCAGCAAGCGGATTATAGATGCGCTGCCATACGCGCCGGGGCCGATCCTGTGCCGGGTCGAGCTGGGCGGCGTGATCGTTCACGGCGACGACAAGTCCTGCGCGACGAAGCGGACTTACATCGAAATCATCGACGCGACCGATCTGTTGCGCGCGTTCGCCCGGAAGTGCGCGCTCCAAGTGACCCACCTGTGGAACGCGCCGCGCGTGGTGCGCGACTTCCTCGAAACCGGCGATGAGTCGCTCCGGGACGCTGCCAGTGCCGCTGCCTGGGACGCTGCCAGGGCCGCTGCCAGTGCCGCTGCCAGGGACGCTGCCAGGGCCGCTGCCAGGGCCGCTGCCAGTGCAGCTGCCAGTGCCGCTGCCTGGGACGCTGCCTGGGCCGCTGCCAGTGCCGCTGCCAGGGCCGCTGCCAGTGCAGCTGCCAGTGCAGCTGCCAGTGCCGCTGCCAGGGCCGCTGCCAGGGCCGCTGCCAGGGCCGCTGCCAGTGCAGCTGCCAGGGCCGTTGCCAGGGCCGCTGCCAGTGCAGCTGCCAGGGCCGCTGCCAGGGCCGCTGCCTGGGACGCTGCCTGGGACGCTGCCTGGGACGCTCAAAACGCAACGCTGGAAGGAATGGCGCTTGAGGCGATGGGCGTGCTGTAGGAGGACAGAACGTGAGCAGACAGCAAAGCATGCCGTTGGAGCTTGGCGTCGTTACCGGTGGCGAGGGCAACGAACTGTACGACACCGCCGTGATCTATTTCACCGGCGAAGATGACGAGTCGCAGATTGAGGTGCAAGCACCTAATGCGCCGGAAATCGCCCGCAACATCATCAAGCTGTGGAATGACGCCCTCGTTGAGCATCGACTGAACAAACATAAAACTCAGGAGGCTCAATGATATATACTTGCTTTCCATCGGAGGTGGACCCGCCATGCTGGAGCTGAAGTTCAGGACGCCGTACCGTAGCACTCCTGTGCAACGGATGTTCAAGACCCGAATGCAGGCCGGCACATATCTATCCGAGTTCATGGATGATCTGCCGGCCTACGAGTTCCCGGACCCCTACACGGCCAAGCACATCAGGTCAGGGGTCATCATTACGACCGACTTCCCGATACAGGACGTACTCAAGGAAGCGGTCATCATCAACTTCCCGGACGACGGTCGAGAGGAGCCAAAGCACGAGCAGAGCATCGGCCCGCGCAAGTGCTTAGGCGAACTCTGCCGTGAGATGAAGGTTGAGCCGAGAGTAGCGCGCCAGAAGCTGCGTAAGGCCGCTCGACAGCGAGACAAGTTCCCGGAACTCAACAAGGATGCATCGAAGGGGGCAAGATGGGAATGGGACACTGCTACTCCAGTTTTCAAGGAGGTGGTGAGAGTGTTAGAGGCGATCGCGTGATGGAATATGAGTTCGACGACGAGGGGTACTGCATCTACTGCGGGCTGCACGAGGATGAGGCCGACACCGACGAGTGCGACGAGGAGGACACTGAATGCGAACTGTTCTTACACAGGATCTGATCATCAACCTGCCCCTGCCAGGCGACCCTGGCAACGGCACCATCAACAACCCATGGCAGTCGCTGCAGCGAGCCATCGACACCGTCTTCACAGAGTACGACCTGTGCGGGCGCCGAGTCACGTTTAAGCTGACCACAGGGCCACGCCCAGCGCCGGGCGAGAGCCTCGGCCTTCAGCACATGCGCTTCTACGCCGGCTTCAAGTTCTCGGGCCGCTTCGTCGGTCAGCGGGGGCTGGGCATGCATCTCAAGAACAGACCGGGCAAACCTGACTTCATCATCGGCGACGAAGGGCGCGTGTCGATCGTCGGCGACCCAGGGCACCTGCACGGCGCATTCATCCGCTCGCTGACGCCGACCTTCGGGCCGTGCGTGTCGATCAGCGAGGGAGCCTCCATCTACATAGATGGGGTGCTCTTCGACAACGGACCGTCGCAGCAGGATTGTGTCGACGTCTTCCACGGATCGACGCTCGGCCTCGGCAATGTGCACTTCGGCACGGCAGGCGACCCGAGCGAGTGCAATCACCTCAGCATCGGCTTCGGCTCGTGCGTCTTCCTCAACGGGCTCGTGCGCATCACCGGAGCGGCAGCGAGCTTCTGCAACGTGGCGTCTGGCTCGGCCCTCTACTGGAACAACAACCTCGACGCCGCCTACCCAATGGTCGTCGACATCCCCTCGCCGGTGGCGATGCCGCGAGGCTTCATCCTCGCTGACCAGGCCATCGCTTACCCGGGGGGCATTGCCTGGAACGGCTACTTCAACGGGCCGAAGGCCATGGTGGTGCGCTGCGGCGTCGTCGAGACCGCGGGCGCCGGCATTCCCGGCACGATGCCGCCCATCATTCAGAGCGGAGGCCAGTACCTGTGAGTGCCGATGTCGTTACGCTACACAAGCATAACTTCCGCGATGTCTCGGCAACTCTGCGTGAGATGGCCGATGGAGTCGAGCGCGGGGAGTACGGCCATGTCGCCGTGCTCGTCCTCGCTATGCATACTCTCGGGCCCGCCGGGGTGCAGCTTCGCACCTTCGGGATGGGGCCCGATTCCGAGGCGCATCACGCTGCAGCGCTGTTCAGCAAAGCAGCCGAGGTGACGAGAGACGCAGCACTAACCGTCATAAGGGGAGCAAATGATCAGGGCTAAAGTCATCTGCGACAGCATCTCGACCCCTGGGTACAGGCTGACCACCTTCGAGATCACCTGCCATCGCTTCATCCTGGCCGAGATCAACACGCACCGGGTGCTATCGCGCAACTACCGCAGCAGTCGCGCCGTGCCGAGCGAGAAGCTGATCGAGGAGGTCCGCACCAACCCGGCTATGCCCGTGTACTGGGGCAAGAACAAGCCGGGCATGCAAGCGAAGGAAGAGCTCAGCCCCGAGGAGCGTGACTACGCTAAGCGAGCCTGGCTCGATGCAGCTACCAGAGCCGTTGACTCCGCTGAGCTGCTAGCGGCGGGGGGACTCCACAAGCAGATCGCCAACCGAGTACTCGAGCCGTTCCTGTGGGTACATGGCGTCGTCACAGCGACGGAGTGGGCTAACTTCTTCGGGCTCCGGTTGCACAAGGACGCTCAGCCTGAGTTCCGCGTGCTGGCTGAGGCGATGTGGCGAGCGTACGGCGAGTCGAAGCCGCGTCCCATGGCAGTCGGCCAGTGGCACCTGCCGTACACTGATCAGTACGAGTTCCATATTGGTTTCGGCCATGACATCATCAAGCAGTCAGTTGCACGGTGCTGCCGTGTCTCCTACAAGCCGTTCGACTCCGACAAGCCGAGCACGCTTGCGGAAGACCTGGCACTCTACTACAAGCTCGTCGGCGCGCAGCCGATGCACGCCAGCCCGCTCGAGCACCAGGCGACGCCAGACTACTACGAGAACCACGGCACCTCGGTTCACTGGGCCCATGGGGAGCAGCACGGCAACTTCGATGGCTGGCGGCAGTACCGCAAGATGCTGCCGGGAGAGTCCCGCGCTCCGTTGCCCGAAGAGTACCGCAGTTTACCTAAATTCGAATAAGCGGTAGTATGCAAAAGCGCAAGGAGGGAGCACTCCTCGCTCGGCCCTGGCCACACCTCGTCCCCTCCGAGAGGCCGGGGCCGACCCTTGTTTACACCTCACCGGGGTGGAGATTAAATTCCCCCGCATGAAGAAGGACCGAAGGAAGAAGCTTGTTGCGGCTCCCAGCTACCCGGACGAGTGCAAGCCGGACCCGATCGCCCTTCTCGGCGGCGACGCTCGCAAGTACATCTTAGACCGATGCTCACCTCTCGACTTCCTGTGCGACATTGTCAACGGCGCGGCGGTTCGCGAGGTCTATGTCAACAACCAGCGTGTCGCCAAGCTACCGGCCAGCCTCAACGACCGGATGGTAGTAGCGCTTTCGCTGACGCACAAGATCGTACCGGACGTCAAGACCATCGAGGCGCGCATCACTGAGCCGGACACCAAGAAGGTTGACGTCAGCAAGCTGTCCAAGAAGGAACTAGAGACCCTTGAGCAGCTTATCTCTAAGTCAGCTAGCTGAGCGAGTCTCGCTGAAAGAGGTCGAGGCGGAGATCTGCCGCCGGGACTTCAAGCAGTTCATTCAGCGGTCCTGGAAAATCATCGAGCCAGGCAAGACGTTCGTTCCAGGGTGGCACCTCGACGCTATCGCCGAACATCTTCAGGCATGCGTAGAAGGCCAGATCAAACGGCTGATCATCAATATCCCGCCTCGGCATATGAAGTCTATCAGCGCGGCAGTAGACTTAGGGCCGTGGGCATGGACGCGAAACCCGTCGTTGCAGCTCTGCTACTTCTCGTATGCGATGAACCTGAGCTTGCGCGACTCCGTTCGCTCGCGTCGCCTGATACAGAGCAACTGGTACCAAGACCGTTACGGGTCGCTCTACGCGCTGACCGGAGACCAGAACGCCAAGCACAAGTACGAGAACGATTGCAGCGGATACCGCATGACATCGTCCATCGGCGGCATCGGCACGGGCGAAGGTGGCGACATCATCGTCTGCTTCCCCGCTGGAACACTCATTTCGACTGCACGTGGCCGGATACCCATCGAGCTGGTGAGATTGGGCGAGCTGGTATGGTCTTGCGGTGAAGATGGTCGAGTAGAATTAAAGCCGGTGACTCAGTGTTACACAAGCAAGGGGGGTGATATAGTTGAAGTAGAATTCACCAACGGGGTAATCCTGCGATGCACACCAAACCACCCGATTTGGACCGACGAGCGGGGATGGGTCCGCGCCGATGAATGCCAAGCTGGAGAGACTTGCCGTCAACTGCCTGACCTGTGGCAAGACCATTCACAAACTGGCGAGTCGTCTGCGAAAGCGAACCTTCTGCTCCCAGGCGTGTTTCAAGACAAGCGAGCAGAGGAAAAATACTCGCTTCTCCAAACCCTGCGTGGTCTGCGGAACCCCCTTCACGAAGAAGCCAAGCATGCTTCATCGTTATGCGACCTGTTCACCCAAATGCTCGAAGAAGCATCACGGTACCTGGCGCAGAGTTCCGCCTCAACCGGTATCCTGCCGCATTTGCGGCAAGCAGGAGCATCGGTCACCTTCGCATGCGAAGAGCTATCGAACGTGCTCACCTGCCTGCGCTCGAGCCTGGAACTCGCTACGCCTGACGGGGGACTTGAACGGTCGATGGATCGATGGTCGAGCTCGATGGAAAGAAGCGATCAGAGAACGGGATGGCTGCTGCGTCAACTGCAAGGCTACCTTTTCGAAGAACGATCGTCCGCTAGACGTGCATCATCTGAGGCCGGGCCGCAATCCTCGCTACTTGGTCACGCTTTGTCATCAGTGCCACAAGAAGCTACACAGCGCCTCAGGATTGCCAGTATCCGACGTAGTGGCCGAGTACATGAAGTCTATAACCTCGAAGTAGCGAACAACCACACCTACTTCGCTAACGACGTACTCGTTCACAACTGTGATGATCCGCACAATGTCCGCGAGGCCGAGAGCGACGTCGTCCGCCAAGGTGTGATCGACTGGTGGGACGATACGATGCAGACTCGACTCAACGACCCGAAGACCGGTGTCTTCATCGTCATCATGCAGCGCGTGCACTGGAGCGACCTCAGCGGACACATCCTCAAGGAAGCGGGCTACGACCATCTCGTGCTGCCGGCCGAGTACGAGCCGGACCATCCTCACAAGATCATCTCGAGCATCGGCTTTAAGGATCCACGCAAGAAGGAGGGCGAGCCTCTCTGGCCGGCTCGGTACGGCAAGGAGGAGCTGGCCAACCTGAAGATGACAGCCTACGCTCGAGCGGGCCAGCTGCAGCAGCGCCCGACGCCGCGAGGCGGTGCTATCCTGCTCGAGAAGTGGTGGCGCAAGTGGGACCTCGGCCGCCACAAGCTGCCGAAGTTCAAGTACATCAGTCAGTCCTACGACTGCGCCTTCAGCGAGAAGGACCGCGAGATGTCATCTCACAGCGCTCGCACGACTTGGGGTGTCTTCGAGATCGACGGCTCGCCGCAGCTCATGCTGCTCGACTACTGGCGCGAGCGAGTGCCGTACTACTCGCTGCGCAAAGAAGCGAAGAAGTCGTTCAAGGAGTTCAAGCCCGACGAGGTGGTGGTCGAGAAGAAGGCGTCGGGCATCAGCCTCATCCAAGACCTTCGCCTGGCTGGCCTTCCTGTGGTCGAGTACACGCCTGACCGCGACAAGGAAGCACGAGCACAGGCGGCGAGTATCCTCCTCGAGACCGGTAAGATATGGTACTTAGATTACACGTGGGCCAAGGACGTCATAGGATGGTGTGCTGCCTTCCCGGCGGGTGATGGGGAGGACATCGTAGACACCTGTACGCAGATCTGGCTCCGTTATCGCAACCGGTGGTTCGTCATTCCGCAGGACAGCGAGGACGACATAGAGGAAGCAGAGGATAATGCCCCAGCTCCACGAAAGCGCCGCTCCATCTACGGGTAAGCTTCTGCCGCTGCGCCGGACCTTCACGAAGAAGATGCATATCGCCCTCGACCGTCGCCGGTCGGCCCAGTCGCACTTGCTCAACCACCTTCGTACGCATGCTAATTCGGTTCGATCGCTGAACGAGATCATCGAGGCGGTCTACCCCGACAACGAGCCCGACTTCGCGGAAGACTGCATTCGCCTGTCCGTCTGTAAGTTGAGGCGTCTCGGCTTCAAGATCAAAACACACTGGGGCCGAGGCTATTCTCTGGTAGTCCACAAAGGAGGAGAAGACTATGCTGCATGAGAAGAACATCGCGATGATCGCTCATGAGGTCAATCGTGCCTATTGTGCCGTACTAGGCGACCGCACGCAGAAGCCGTGGGATGAGGCACCGGCCTGGCAGCGCGAGTCGGCGATGGCCGGCGTGATGAACATCAAGCACAACCCGACGACGACACCGGAGCAGTCGCACCAGTCATGGCTCGACCAGAAGAGCGCCGATGGGTGGAAGTACGGTCCGGTGAAGGACGAAGTCAAGCGAGAGCATCCGTGCTTCGTGCCGTACTCCGAGCTGCCGGAGGAACAGAGGATGAAGGACAAGCTCTTCACGGCCGTAGTGAAGACGCTGCTGGGAGTCTAGCCGATGATCACGCCCTCGTCTCGTCGCGTCAACCCGTATGCCGGCAACCCGTACCTCTACGGTGGCGGAGCGGAGCACAACTGGTTCATCGACGAGCGAGGGAACGTGATACCCGCCCCGAGCGCTCCGGCACCGCTGCCGCTCCCGAGCGGACCCGAGCAGGAAGTTGTTCCTAGTTTGTTCGAGGGCGACGGCGCGCGCGGCGGGGAGGCGTACGAGCGTGGAGGCCTCCCTACCCAGGATACATGGCCGGACATGACCGGACCCGCACTGGGCAACGTCCTAGCTGCCCTAGCGGCCGAGCGGCAGGGACAGTATTCCGACGATATGATGGCCGGCTACGGTCCGGTTGCCTCCCGCGGTCCTGACCCGCAGATGGGTCAATCCATGCAGAGCGAGCCTCCGGCGGGCTGGGGCGAAGTAGCCCAACCCGGCAGCTACAGCGACGACATGATGAGCAACGTCGCCTCGCTCGAGATCGACCCAATGATGGCAGCTAACATGGCAGCCGAGGAGCAAGCTCGAGGCTCTACACCTTCGTTTACGACGAGCACGCAGGAAGAACCGCCCGCTGCCCCTGGCGTGAGCGTGGGTCAGCAGGGACAGAACTTCAGCGTGTCAGGTCCTATCGGCATCGGCGGGCTCGTCGGCAGCATCGGCACGAACGCGGGCGGGTGGGGCGCTACCATCGGCGGTAACGCTCCTGGCTCGGCTGCGGCGCTCGCTGACTTCATCGCTGGCAACATGGGGCCTGGCAGCTCGAGCGGCATTAGTCCATCTGAGTTCGCTAACTCACCCGCCGGTCGCGCGGCCATGGATTTCATGGAAGGTCTGCTCAGCCGATCGCCAGACGAGTTCAACACCTTCGGCGAGCGAGCCACCGTCGGCGGCAACCGAGCGACTATCGCCGGCACGCTCGACCAGCTGCGTGGCTATGTCGACCCGTCGATCACGTTCGGTGCTCCTCCGGCCGACCCGTTGCTCGGCGCTCCGGCACCCGGAGCCTACAATCCGGAGGAACCGATGTATACGCCGGGGCAGACTATCGAGGCACCCCCAGCAGCCAGCTTCCTCGACTTGCTGGATCTCGAGAAGACTCCTGTGTTCGACCAGGAGACGCTGACACCGGCGGTCAACTCCGAGCCGCTGTTCTCGTTCTCCGAGCCGGAGGTCATCAGCACCGAGACTGGTGCATTAGCGTTGCCCGGTGTCGACGAGGATATGTTCGGGACGAGCACCGGCGACATGCTGCAGACCGGCAGCGGCGACGACCGCCCCGGCTTGAGCGCCGACAAGGCGCAGGAGATGTACAACGAGCCGAACCTTGCTGTCGGCGCTCCTGGCATGCTCGGCGGCACGCTCATCGGCGACCTGCAGACAGCGCTTGCTATCGCGGACCGCGCGAACGTAGGCCGTCAGGGAGGTCAGGGCCACTTCGAGACGCGAGCCGGCTATGACCCGCAGATTGGCGGCTACTTTGTCGGCGAGACGCAGGTGCATGACAAGGGAAACGAGGGACGCGCTGGCAACAACCCGGGCCAGGACCAGAACGGAGGCCAGGGCGCTGGCGGTACGGATGGCAGCACCGGCAGCAACAACGGCCAGGACGCTGCAACGTCGCCTGACCAGGACTCGACGGGCGGCACTGGCGCTGGCGGTACCGGAGCGAACAGCGGTGGCGCCGGTGGAGGCTGCTACCTGACGACGGCGGCAGTCGACCACATGGGCCTGCCCGACAACGGGCCGCACCTGCAGACCCTTCGCTGGTATCGCGACAAGGTGATGCGCCGCACTCCCGAAGGCCGACGCATGATCGCTGAGTACAACCGTGTCGCGCCGAAGGCCGTCAAGGCGCTGAACGGGCGCAGTGACTCGAAAGAGCTGTACCGAGCGATCTTCTCCGGCTACATCGACCCAGCGGCCGCTGCCATCTCGGCGGGCGAGTACGACAAGGCCGACAAGATCTACGGAACGATGGTGAAGAACGTAGCTGACATCACAGGAGTGAAGTAATGGCCACCGACGAGCTGGAAGAACCGCGTACCGAAGTTCTCCCGGACGGGGACATCGCTGTCGGCGAGCCCGAAGAGGAAGAAGAGCGGCGAGAGAGATCCGACCCGGACGACTTCTACGCCAACCTGATGAACGACTTCGACTCAAACGAGCTGCAGCTGCTCGGCTCGAAGGTGATCGAGGATTTCGACGCCGACGAGGAAAGTCGAGCGGAGTGGGTCGAGGCCTACCAGAAGGGCCTCGAAGCCACGAAGGCTGACCAGCCGACGGACGCTACCGAAGACGAGAACAGCGGACTGGCGCAGGTGGTTCACCCGCTGATCATGAAGGCGGCGACTGGCTATCAGTCCAACGCGATCGCCGAGCTCTACCCTCCGGGTGGTCCGGTCTCGACTATCATCAAGGGCGAGGTCAACGACGAGCTCGAGCAGCAGGGCGAGCGCGTTCAGGGCTACATGAACTATCAGATCACCGAGGAGATGACGGAATACTTCGACGACCTCGACCAGATGCTGCTGCACAAAGCGCTAGTTGGTCACATCTTCCGCAAGACCTGGTGGGACCCGATACTCGAGCGGCCTACCATCCAGTACGTGCTGGCCGAGGACATCGTCGTCGACTACACCGCCACGAACCTCGCTACAGCCAACCGCATCTCGCACATCCTTCGCTACAACAAGAACGACTTCGACACGCTCGTCGAGCGCGGCTTCTACGACATGGATGGCGAGCCGCCTAAGCCGCCGGCCGACGAGTCGACGCTCAGCCGTTCTGAGAAGGTCGAGGGAAAGCGAGAGACGACCGAAGCCGACGACCCGCGCATCATCCTGATCGAACAGCACCGCTACATCGACTTCGAGCCCGATGCCGCCGAAGGCGCGGAGGCACGCACGCTTCCGTACGTCGTGACCGTCGAGAAGTCGACCATGCGCGTCGTGTCCATCCGCCGTGGCTGGCGTATGAAGGACGACCAGAAGCGTCGTCGGCACCACGGCTTGAGCTCGTGGAAGTTCTTCCCCGGTCTCGGCTTCTACGGCCATGGCCTCTACCACGTGATCGGCGGTCTCGGCCATGCCGCTACGGACGTGCTGCGCGCCATTCTCGACGCCTCGGCCTTCTCTACCATGCGGGCTGGCTTCATGCTCAGGGGGCCGAACGCTTCGAAGACTTATCGACTGGTGCCTGGCGAGCTGACGCCGATCGAGTCCACGTCGGACGACATCAACAAGTCCGTCAAGATGATCGAGTACGCCGAGCCGGGGCAGACGCTGTTCTTGCTGCTGGGCGCGCTAGTCGAGCAGGGCGAGAAGTTCGCCGCCGTGTCCGGGCTGATGGTCGGCGAAGGCAACAACGCGGCTCCTGTGGGCACTACCCTGGCGATGATCGAGAACGGCAGCCGAGTCTTCGCCGGCATTCACATCCGCGCTCACCAGTCGCAGAAGCAAGACTTCCGCAATCTCGCTGACCTAAATGCCGAGTACATCCCCGAGGAAGGCTACCCATACCGCGTCAAGGGGGCTGACCGCAAGATCTTCGCGCGTGACTTCGATGACCGCATCGACATCATCCCGGTGTCCGACCCTCGCATCTTCTCGTCTACGCAGCGCATCTCGATGGCGCAGGCGTCGTGGCAGCTGGCGCAGCAGGCGCCCGAGTTCCATGACAAGATCGAGGTGCTGAAGAACCTCTACCAGGCGCTGAGGGTTCCGAACTACGAATCGTGGCTGATCGAGCCCGTCGAGGCCGTTCCGCTCGACCCAGTGTCCGAGAACGTCGCACTGATGGGGGGCAAGCCGATCAAGGCGTACATCTACCAGAACCATCAAGCTCATATCATGGTTCTCGACCAGTGGTTCGGCTCACTGCCTCCTCAAGCGCAGCAGATGCTCATGTCGCAGTACATAGCCCATCGAGCCGAGCACATGAGCATGCTGTACTTCGTGCAGGTGCAGTCGGCGATGGCTGGCGCACCGCTGCCGGCGTATCCGGACGACATCAAGGACCCGAAGGCGCAGCTGGCTCCTGTGGATGCGCGTACGGACGCGATGATCAGCCAGGCGGCGGCGATGATGAGCAACAAGCTGCCGCCGCAGCTCGGGCCGCCCCTGCCGCAGCCGGGAGGGGCACAGGGCGGAGCTGCCGTCGACCCGGCGCAGGCGATCATCATGGCCGCTAAAGCAGAGGCCGAGGCGACTATGATGAAGACGCAGGCCGAGATCCAGGCCAAGCAGAAGCAGAACGAGGCTGAACTCCAGATGAGGATGATTGAGTTCCGTCAGGAGTTGAAGATGGAACGCGAGAAGGCGGAGTTTGAGACGTGGAAGATCACGATGAAGACCAACGCCGAGATCGCGGCGAAGAAGATCAAG